ATTAAGATATAACTGGATTGGCATGGGAAACCTCTGAAGGCTGGTTTCAACATACTGGTAATCAGGTGGCACGGGCCCTGTTTAAGCTAGGTTATCCGCCACCTTTACCAAACGGACAACTAGGTCGAATCTGTGTTTGACCTTGAAGTCAGAAAAGGAGGAACAACCATGCCGATTCCAGGAACAACAGTCATATGGGATGACCAAAGCGATATCCCTGCATTGACAACCCCTGAAGAAGATCTGCGAGATAGACCTATCTACATGGTCGCTATGACGGCTGACAAGGGCCCTGAAGAATGGACACACAAGATCATGGGTCAACGCTACTTTGATCTGTATGGCAATCCGAGCTTCAAACGCCATGGACAAGTCTCTATTCAGACGGCTAAGGTAGTCCAAGAAGGCGGACGCGTTACTGTTAAACGCGTTGTTGCTAGTGATGCTCTTCTTGCTAACCTCGTGTTGGTAGCAAAGGTAGAGAAAGTACAAGAACAAGAAACCGATGCTAACGACATATACCTTTGGCAGTATAATGATCCTACCACTGGAGCTATCATCCAGGTCTCTTCGAGTACCCTTCCCGTGGCAGGTTCAGGCAACATTCCCGCGGGAGTTACCATTACACCTGTTATCGTGGATGGAACAAAGGTTACTTTCCGTCTCCAGAGCTTTACTGCTCTGGGCAACAAGATGGATACCTTTGCTAAAGCAGCACGTTTGGACTATGATAACGGTGGCAAACCTATTTTAGGTAGAAGTGGCGAATACCCTCTTATCCTCTTCGCCGATAACGGACGTGGTGTATCAAACAAACGCTTCCGCATCATCACTGATGAAAACGTAAGCTATCCGTTGTTCTATTATCGTTATATACTCGAGGTCTTTGAGGGTGATGAGAAAGTAGAACAAATGGCGTTTACGCTGAATCCTAACATAATCGAAACTGATCGGAACATGAATATTGAGACGGTAATCTATCGTCAATCTAATCAGCTTCGTTGTCGCTTCTTCGATGATATCTACGAAGACTTTATCGAGAATATTGAGTACATCTCTGGAGAATCAAACTTCATTAATATGGATCCTCTCTTTGGATTCGATTTGGAAGGACATGCTCTTAAACATTACTCCACTAATGGTACTCCTATCCTTGATTCAGTCTTCGCTAATCCTCTTGTTGGTGGTTCTAATGGTTCCTTTGGTGACTCTCCTGTCGGAATTGATCATGCCAGCACCAACATGAATATAGTTGATATCGCTCTCAAAGCAGCTTTCTCTGGTAACACCGAAGACGGTGATGATATCTATGATATGGATAACAACCGTATCGACGTCATCTTCGACGCTAACTACCATCAAGAAGTTAAACGTGCTATTGAGCAGCTTGTCAACTTCCGTGAAGACTGCGTGTTCTTTAGGGACTTCGGTTTGAACTGTAATTCAACGATCGACATGAAGCTCATTGATTCGTATCAGAACCATAGCAAGTTCTGTGCTTCCTATATGAATAGCTACAAGATCTATGACCCCTATAGTCGTAAGCAGATTAAGGTAACAGTTACTTATGATCTGGCGATCTTGATGGTTAGCCACTGGCTTAATGGGCGTACACGTCCGTTCTGTGGGCAGAAATACGGCATCGTCATTCCGTCCAAGGACTTCGTTGAAGGCAGCTTGAACTTCAGACCTACACGTACTCCGCGTGAAGATCAGCGTCAGATTTTCGATGATCTCCGTGTTAACTATCTTACCTTCTATGATGGTAATATCTTGACAATGAATACTGAGTATACTAGCCAGAAGCGTTATACGCAGCTGTCTTGGATTAACAACGTGCTTGCTATTCAAGAGATCATTAAGGCTATTCGTGCACTGTGCCCGAAGATTCGCTATAGCTTTATTGATGGTGATGATCTGGTTCAGTACAAGAAAGATGTACAGACTGTAGTTATCGATAAGTATGCTGATCGCTTCAAATCGTGTACAATCGAGTACGCATCTGATTCAGTCTACGATAGCAATAAGCTGATCTATGCGATCATCAAAGTCAAGTTCCGTAACTTTGTGCAGACAGAGATCTTCAAGATCGTCGCTCTGCAGTCCTAAGGAGGTGAAGAGCAATGGCAGACGTACACGACATTTTCGATCAGACTTTAATGCCGAACCCTGTGACTAGCTTCACGCTCTTCAGAGGGGTTACGGATTATACCAACCTGGCTCAGTTCGATCTGTATGAGTCTGGTTATAGTTTCCTTATCCTTTTGGATATCCCGGCTTTCATGAAGAAGCTCAAAGATGTCAACAAGAACTCCTACGGCACTCTCATTGACAATTATCGTCACTTAATTGAGTACGAATTCCGTGGAGCTCAAGGTATCGAGGATATTACCGGGGAAACTACTCCTCTTACCAACGGTATCACTGACCTTAACGTCATTACCAAGGTTACAGAACAAGGTGGTACTCAATTCACCATGAACTACTTCGAACGATCTGGATCGATTATCACAAAAACGCACGAACTCTTCCTGCGCGGTGTTAAAGATCCTCGTACGCAAGTTAAACGCTACCATGGTCTGCTTAATAGTCCGCTGAGTTCAAGAAACAACTCCCTTGAAACTGGTACAGATGCAGCTCGGCAACAAGGTCAAAACAACGATACTGATACAAATACCTCTGAAATGCAGGATAAAGGGTATGCCTATGAGCTGTTCCACTTCTTGCTTATTGTAACGGATAACACGGCCCTTAACGTTGAAAAAGCTTATATCTTAGCTGCTTGTCAGCCGGCATTAGCTAATACGTCTATCTACAACGTAACCCGTGGTGAAATCCAGTTCCAAGAAATTGGTGTTCAGTTCAATGGATTACCCATCCCTGGTCGTATCGTTACAAAGAAGGCAGTTGACTTCCTTGCTAAGATCAACGACTATACCTGTTTTGATGAGATGGACTTCTATTACAACGTCCTTAGCGATGATGAATATGGCGACGTTGATACGGTTATGACTAACAACAACCTTGCTAGATCCAACATAGTTACATCTGATTACAACAAGAAAGCTAAAGGATCAGAAGAGGGTTCATAAGAATAAGGATCATCGTTACTCATCAATCTAAAGCCTATAACTTCCCCTACC